GCGGCTGAACGCCGATCCGCACGCGCAAGACTGGGGATCGTTCCTGCAGGCCATCCACCACCGGGCCGAGCAGACCGACGAAGTGAAGGCGTTCCGCAAGACGGTGCGGAACGCGATGGCCGAGCGGGTGCCGTCCGAAGGCGGTTTCCTGGTGCCGGAGACGCTGCGCAGCGACATGCTGATGCTGGCGCTGGAAACCGCGATCGTCCGGCCGCTGGCCCGGATCATCCCGATGGACTCGCTCCGGGTGCCGTACCCGACGATCGACGACCCGAGCCACGCCACCAGCGTCTACGGCGGCGTGGTCGGCTACTGGACGGAAGAGGCCGCGGCGCTGTCGGCGTCACAGCCGTCGTTCGGCAGGATCGTGCTGGAAGCAAAGAAGCTCACCGGGTACACCGAGATCCCCAACGAGCTGCTGCAGGACTCGATCGAGGCGCTGGACCAGTTCTTCTCGGAGATGTTCCCGGAGGCACTGGCGTTCTTCGAAGATTACGCGTTCATCAACGGGACGGGTGTCGGCGAGCCGGAAGGAATCCTCAACGCGTCGTGCGCGATCAAAGTAACCCGCGGAACCGCCAGCGAGGTGCTGTTCAGCGACATCGCGGCGATGTACCCGCGGATGCTGCCGCAGTCCCTGAACCGGGCGGTGTGGATCTGCTCGCCGGATGTCATCGGCCAGCTGCTGCAGCTGTCACTTCAGGTGACGATCTCCGCGACGACCACGCCGATCGCGCCGCCGCTTTTCCTGTCCACCACCGAGGGCGTGCACGGCGGCATCGTCTACACGCTGCTCGGCCGACCGCTGATCGTGTCAGAAAAGGTCCCGGCGCTCGGCACGACCGGTGACCTGACGTTCGTCGACTTCGGCTACTACCTGCTCGGTGACCGCCAGTCGATGCAAGTCAGCAGCTCGGATGAGTACAAGTTCCAGAACGACCTGACCGCGTTCCGCGTCATCGAGCGGCTCGACGGCCGCGCGTGGCTTCGGTCCGCGCTCACCCCGGCAAACGGCTCCAGCAACACGCTGTCACCCGTCGTCCAGCTGCATTGATCAAGCGGGCGGCTCGCCGCCAGGAAGAGAGCTCGTAATGGGCATGGAAGGACTTGGCCGCGTTTTCAACGTGATTCCCGTGGCGGCCGGCGTCGGCGTCTCGCTGAAAAAGGCGATGGGCGTGACGTTCGTCTGCACGGGCAACGACACGTTCACCTTGCAGTCGATGACTGCCTACAACAGCGGGAACGTGGCGCTGCCAGCGATCACGAACTACTACACCTCCACGTCAACGGCGGGTTCCGCCGCATGGACGGACCACACGCAGGCCCCGGCATCGACCGTGGTCATCGCGTCGGGCGCGGCGTCGTTCTACGTGGACTGCGGGGACCTTCCGGCGGGCGCCGACTGGGTTGAGGTGACCGTCGCGGCGTCCGGGCTGGTCATGGCGATCGTGCATGACCTGTACTACGGCGAAGACCCGAAGAACCTGCCGCTTCTGGCCGGATCCACCTCGTAGTCATGGCGCTCTGGGTCTGCGAGGCGTGCACGGCGGCCTATGCCGTCGGCGCGCCTCGCTGCCCGCAGTGCGGCAGCACCGAATACCAGGAGGACAGCGTGCCGAAGATCAGCAAGCACGGCGGCGCGAGCGTCGCCGCGCCGAAGTCCGCCGCGCAGGACACCGGGGAAGGAGGCGGTCAGCCATCAGCGAGCAAACAGGAGGCTGGTGGGGACTCCTCGACATCCTCGCCTACGCCGAGCAGGAATTCGATGCCTACGCAGAGCGGCCCCCTGTCGCATGCCCGCTCTGCGGCGAGCCCCTCCGAAACGCTCCTCCAACCGAGTCCGGATCCAGCGTCGAGCTCTACTGCCGCTACGACGGATGGCAGTACCCCCGCGACTGGGTCCGTCCCCAGCGGCTCTGACGAGCCTGCTGATCCTGTCCCGGTGGCGGATCAGCGGGCAGCCGGGGTCGCGCCGCAGGACAGGGTCACGATCGCCGACCAGAAGGCAGGCGCGGACCCCCCGGAGCTGCCGGACCCTCCGTTCGCGGCCGCGGATTCGACTCCGCCCGCGAGCTTTCTTGCGTCTTCGGACTCCGCTGACCCAGAGGAAGGCTGATCCATGCCAGTGCTAGACCCGCACATCGGAGCCGCTGCCGGCGCAACTGGCGGCCCGGCGCTGACCGCCGACATGACCAGCACCTTCCTGCGCAAGGACGGCACGTACCAGAACCCGTTCAGCTCACAGCCGGCGGTAGCACCCGCCGGCTCGCCCGCTGCCGGAGTGTCGACTTACTCCGGCGTCGGCGGCAGTTCGCTGGCCGGCGGCGGCGGAGTCGACGCGTCGGAGAACGGCCAGGGCCTGATCATGAACGGCGCCGGGACGGTGCCAGGATCGATCCTGACCGCAGCGTCGACGCTGGCAACATTCACTGCCGAGGCGCAGCTAGCGGGCCTGTCAATCCCGGCAAACGACCCCGTCGCGGGCGCCATCTACTACATGCGGCTATCCGGCGTGTACGGGTGCACGGGCACTCCGACTTTCGCCTTCGGGTTGCGGTACGGCGGCGCGGCAGGCACCTCCATCGCCGCCGTCCCGGCCATCACGATGGCCGGGACGCTCACCAGCGCGCCGTTCGACCTTGAGGCGATCCTGCAGTTCTACTCGGCGGTCCTGGCGGTCGGCGTGATCCGACTGCACCTGGACTCGTCGGCTTCCACGGACCTGGCGGCGTCATACATGGCCAGCCCGACAGGGGGCGTGGCCGTGGTGTCCTCGAGCGCGAAAGTCATGTCGGTGACGGTGACGTGCGGCACGAGTAACGCGGCTAACACTGTCTCGGCGCTGGTGGGCTACGGGATGCGACTGGCCTGACTCAGGCCGGACGACAACTTCATACGGACCTTTCCCACCCCCGTGAGGGGGTTCTCGGCAGAGAAAGCAAGTGCCAGGATGACGGTCAGCAGGCCCTGCTATTGCAGCAGGGAGGATGTGCAGCGCGCGCTGGACGCCCACGACACGGCGGCCAGCAACGCCCGCATCGACCGCGCCATTCAGTCCGCCGCGACTGCTATCAGCGGCACCGAGCCAGGCGCCGGCCGGCTGAAGCGCAGTTTCTTCCCCGAGGACGCCACCCGATTTTTCGATTGGCCCAATTACGACTACGCCTATCCGTGGCGGATCTGGCTTAGTCAGCATGACCTGATCGTGCCGACATCACTAGTGACCGGCGGGGTGACGATCCCGCTTGACCAGGTGTTCGCGGAGCCGGTGAATAGCGGGCCGCCGTACACCTACCTCGAGCTGGACCGGTCAACGTCGGCGGCTTTCGGCGGTAACGCGGCCACGCCCCAGCACTCGGTCATGGTGACCGGCACGTGGGGTTACAACGCGGAGATGGACGCGGCGGGCACGCTGGCCGCCGCGGTGGCCACGACAACAGCGGCCACGGTTACGGTGACCGACGGCTCGCTAATGGGTGTCGGTGACCTGCTGATCCTCAACCCCGGCCGCGCCGCCGCGCCCTACCCGTCGGCGGCCGGGTACGCGGGCGCGCTCGGCGCCTACACCGGTGAGCGGGTGCTAGTCACCGACCGCGCCGCGGTCGCGACGGGCCAGGTGCAATCCGACTCCGGCTGCTCGAGCGTGAGCGCGGCCGATAATTCGCTGCTGGTCGCTGACGGCACGCAGGTGCATGTCTACGAGGTGCTGCAGCTCGACAGCGAGCAGATGCTCGTCGAGAACGTGACCGGGAACGTGGCCACGGTGAAGCGGGCGTGGAACGGCACGGTGCTCGCCGAGCACGCGGCCGCGGCGGTTTATGCGTTCCGGTTGCTGTCCGTGCTGCGGGGCCAGCTGGGCACGGCTGCGGCTACGTACAGCCAGGGCGCGGCGGTGTCCAGGCACCGGCCGCCGCCGCTGGTCCGGGACCTGGCGTTGGCCCTGGCCGAGAATCAGGCCGAGCAGGAAACGTCCGGGTACGCGCGGACGGTCGGCGAGGGCGATAACGCCCGCCCGGCGTCAGGGTCTGCTCTGTGGTGGGCGTGGCAGCAGGCGATCGAGGCACACGGCCGCAAGGCCAGGATCAGGGCCGTCTGATGGGCGGCGTGCTGAAGGTCACGGCCGAAGTGAACGTCACCGGCCCGCTCGCCGACGGCTCCGGCGCGTCCGCGCTGGCGGACTGGGCGAATAACACCGCGAAGGCCCTGGGCGACGAAGGTGTCGAGTTGCTGCGCCAGGTGCCGATGGACAAGACCGGCCGGGCACGCGGCGGTTTCCAGGCGAACCTGCACGTGCTGCAGGCGGGCCCGGTGGCGCGGATTCCGGCGCCGATGATCCGCGGGGTGACGTGGGGGCCGTGGCTGGAAGGCACCAGCAAGCGGAACTCGTCGACGCGGTTTAAGGGCTATCACTTGTTCCGGCGGACGCGGCAGGAGCTGCAGCGCCGCGCGCCCGCGATCGGGCAGGCGGAGCTGGACAAGATCATGCCCCGGCTGGGCGGCGCGTGATGGCCTTCAACGCCGGCGCCGTGAACGCGCTGTTCGCCGCGCTTGTCAGCGAGGCGCAGCAGCTCGGCTGTTTTGAGCAGGTAATCCAGCACGAGCCGAAGAACGCGCCCACGTCGCTGCCCGCGTGCGCGATCTGGTGGCAGGTGATCAGGCCCGCGCGCACGTCCGGGCTGGCATCAGTGTCAGGCGTCGTGTCGTTCCGGGCGCGTATCTACGAGACGGCGATGCTCGCCGAGCCACCGGATGCCGTAGACCCTGGGTTGCTGGCGCATACCGGGCTGCTGATGGCGGCGCTGTCGGAAGGTTTCACCTTCGGCGGCACGGTGCGGGAGGTGGACTTGCTCGGCGCGGAAGGTGAGTCGCTGTCGGCCGAGTCGGGGTTCATCGCCCATGACAGCCGGACGTTCCGGGTGGCTGAGCTGACGGTGCCGGTGGTCATCAACGACCTCTGGGATGAGGAGGCGTAAGTGGCGAAGCAAGGCGGTCTCGGCGGCCGGTTCTACCTGGGCGGCGCCGACATCAGCGGCGACATCCAGTCGGCGGCGCTGGCGGGCGGCCCGGCGGTCCTGGACGTCACCGACATCACGCAGTCGGCCGTGTCGCGGCTCGGCGGCCTGAGGTCCGGGTCGATTGGCGTGGTGTCGTACTGGGATCCGCTGGTGGCGCACCCGGTGCTGTCGGCGCTGCCGGTGACGGACACCGTCGCGACCTACGCCGTGGGCGCGGCCGTCGGCCAGGCCGCAGCGTGCTGCAACGGCCTGCAGCTCAACTATGACGGCGCCCGCGGCACCGACGGCAGTTACCTGTTCAAAGCCGACGTCACTTCCGACGGCTACGGCCTGGAATGGGGCCAGCTGCTCACCCCTGGCATGCGCACCGACACCGCGGCGACGGCGGCGAGCTCGGCGAACTCCCTGGATACGGGCGGGTCGCTGGCGTTCGGCGGCCAGGCGTACTTGCATGCCGCCGCGATCACCGGCACGTCGGTGACGGCGACGGTCTGGGATTCGGCCGACAACGTGACGTTCACCGCGGTGGCCGGGTTCGCGTTCGGCACGGTGGCCGCGGCCCCGGCCGCGCAGCGGGTCGCGATCAGCAACGCGGCGACGATCCGCCGGTATGTCGCGGTGGCCACGACCGGAACGTTCACTAACGCGCAGTTCGCCGTGGTCCTGGCCAAGAACACGGTCGCCGGGCAGGTGTTCTGATGCAGCAGCTGAGCCGGCCGTGGACACCCGCGCTGCCCGCGCACGCCGTCCAGACGTTCGAGATCGCGGCGCCGCTCGGCACGCACTGGCGGCCGGCGACGTGCGAGGAGGTGGAGTGCCCGGAGTTTCTGCACGGGTGGCGGCTGCGCGTCGAGGACCTGGACCCGCAGGACGTGCACGTGGCCACGCACTGCGGCCGGTCGTTCACGGTCTCAGCGGTCGCGCCGGCTGAGACGTGGCTGGTGTTCGGGGCCGGGCAGCCGTGTTTCAAGTCGGCGGGGCACCGGATCCGGCTGGAACGTGAGGAACGGTTCATCGTCCGCGGCGGTGACTGGCGGGACAATCCGCGCGGGGACCGCCGGGAGACCACGGCTACCGGGTGGGTCGACGATTTTGGCGAGCATCAGGACCGGCTGAATACCGCATTCGAGAGAGGGTGAGTTTCTTTGGCTAAGGCTAATGCACTCGGCTGGACGACGCTATCGGTGGATGATTCGACGAACACGCAGCAACCGATCAAGAACGATTTCACGAACTTGCAGTTCGCGACCCCGCGGGCTGTGCAGGACGTGACGGGTATTGACAAGTCGGCGAATGAGCGGCTGCTGCTGCTCGCCGACTTCAGTATCACGCTGAATGGCGTGTTTGACGGGGCGGCGAACATGGCGCACGCGGTGTTTTCGACGATCCCGTCGACGAGCGTGGCGCGGCTGGTGACGATGGTGGTGAACGCCAAGACGCTGGCGCCGACGGTGCTGCTGACTGATTACGGGCTGACCAGGGCGGCGGCGGGCGAGTTCACGTTCGCGGTGCCGGGCGTGCTGGCCAACGGCGTAGTCCCCACCTGGTCATGACCGGCTACGAGCCGCCGCGGGCGCTGCATAATCTCGACTTCTCCGAGACCCGGCACGCCGGTCTTGAGGTCAAGATGGGGGACCCGTCGATTGACCAGCTGCTCGCGATGCAGGAGCTGGCCGAACAGGCATCTGGCAGCGCGGAGCGCTCCAGGGAGATGTTCCGGCAGTTCGCTTCCTTCCTGGTCAGCTGGAACGTCACTCAGGGCGGTGAGCCGGTCCCGGCGACCTACGAAGGCGTCGTCACCCAGGACCCGGCGTTCATCGGCCAGATCATCACGGCATGGCATAACGGCGTCACGGCGGCGCCGCCCCCTTTGCCCGTCGGCTCGACGCCTGGCGGGCTGCCCCCGGAGGCGTCGCTGCCGACGGAAGCGATGTCACCGAGCCCTTCGAGCTGACCAGGGCAAAGATCGTCGACGGCTTGTGCCAGCGGTGGCACTCCCTGCCGTCGCAAGTCCTGGCAGAGGACGCGCGGGTGCTGCGGATGCTCGATGTGCTGTACCGCGGAACGGAAGGAGGTGGACAGGACTAGATGCCGGCTAACTATGTCGAGATTAAGGTCAAGGCCCGCGACGACGCGCAGCCGGACATGACCGCGCTGAGAGCGCGTCTCGACGAGCTGGGCGGCAAGGTCGAGACCGCGAAAGTCGGCGTCGATGACCTGGACGCTAAGGCGACGCTGGCTGATCTCAGCGCGAAGCTGGCGGCGATGAGCGCGAAAGCCGCCAGCCCGAAAGTCACGCTGGCGGGCGCGGCGCGGATGGACGCGCAGCTGGCGGCGGCCGACGCGAAACTGTCCCATGTCGGCGGCAAAACCGAGACGGTCACGATCAAGGCCCGGGCCGACGGCCTGAAAGGCACCGTCGCCGGGATCACCGGCCTGGATGCGGCGATGGCCGGCGCCCAGTCCGGCGGCGGCAAGATGAAGCTGATGCTGGCCGGGCTGAACCTGGCCACGGGCCTGCTGGAGCCGGTGATGGCCGGCGCGGTCGTCGCCGTCGGCGGCCTGGCGTCCGGGCTGGCCGCGGCAGGAACCGGGATAGGGATCTTCGGCCTGGTGGCCAAGTCCGCCTACAGCCAGGTGTCCGGCGCGGTGCAGGCGTACGGCACGGCGCTGTCGACGACGGGCAAGGCCAGCGCGGCGGCTATGGCGCAGTACAAGGCGCAGATGGGGGCGCTGACACCGCCTCAGCGGGCTTTCGCGGTGGCGATCGACAGCGTGCAGCAGGCATGGCAGGGTTTCGTCGCGGCGAACACCTCCGGCGTGACGAAGATCCTCAACCAGGGGATGGGGTTGCTGCCGTCGATCCTGGCGCGGATGCAGCCGTTCCTGGCACCGGTCGAATCGGCTTTGCACGGCATCATCGGCGATCTCGGCAAGGATATTAACTCGGCTGGTTTCAAGTCGTTTATGCAGACGATGGCCGCGAACACCGGGCCGATGATAACCGATATTGCTCACGCGATCGGCCATGTGGTCGTCGGTATCGGCGGGATCCTGAAAGCGTTCATGCCGGTTTCGCATGACCTGATGCACGGCCTCGATGACATCACCGCGAAGTTCGCTCACTGGGGCCAGACCCTCGGAAGCCATAGCGGTTTCCAGTCGCTGATGTCCATGTTCAAATCGGAGACGCCGATAGCTGTCAACGTCCTGAAGAACCTGGGCGGGATCATTAAGACGGTTGTCGCGGACATGACGGGCCTGTCGACGTTCTCGAATAGCAAGATGCTGTTGCAGCTGGCGTTGCCGATAACGCAGATGCTGAACGCGATGCTGAAAGCCAATCCTGACCTTGTCCGGTTCGGGCTGTACCTGCTGGCGGCCGGCCAGATCGGCATGAAGTTCAAGTCGATGCTCGAAGGGCTGAAGATCGTGCAGATCGCGGGCGCGGCGGCTACTGCGCTGATGTCGTCGGCGTTGCAGGCGCAGGGTATCGCGGCGGAGGAGACGGGCGCGAAGATCGGCGAGATGACGATCGTGGAGAAGCTGCAGGCGATGTGGGACGGCGTGGTTGGTATCGCGACGAAGGCATGGGCGGCGGCGCAGTTCCTGCTGGACAGCGCTTTGGACGCTAATCCGATCGGTCTTATCGTGATCGCTATCGCGGCGCTTGTCCTGGCGTTTGTGGAGTTGTGGAAGCACAGCGCTGCTTTCCGCGATTTCTGGAAGACGGTGTGGAAGGACATTAAGACGGCGTTTGATGACGCGTTCAATTTTATCAAGGATCACTGGAAGCTTATTCTTGCGATCCTGACGGGGCCGATCGGGCTGGCGGTGCTGTTTATCAGCGAGCACTGGCGGCAGATCGTGGCCGGGGCACGGTCGATGATTAGTTCGCTGATCGGGTTCTTCTCGCGGCTGCCGGGCGACATTTTGCACGCGGTCGGGAGCCTGGGGCGGTTGCTGTGGGGCGCCGGGCAGGCGGTGCTGCAGGGGCTGCTGGGCGGCATCGAGTCGATGGTCGGTGACGTGATCCATGAGGCCGAGAACGTGGGCAGCTCGATTTTGCACGGGATTGAGGGGGCGCTGGGGATCAGCTCGCCGAGCCGGAAGACGTTCGCGCACGGGCAGATGCTGGCGCTGGGGCTGATTAACGGGATGGATTCGATGCGGGGGCAGCTGGCTGCGGCGGGTGGCCGGATGGGCCGTAGTGCGATGCCGGGCGGCGGGGCGTACGGCCACGGCGCCGGGGCTGGCGGCCAGCGCGTGATTATCGAGTTCCATCCCGGATCGATCCCCGGTGAGCTGGAGCAAGCGCTCTGGCGCTGGCTCCGCAACGGTGTCCGGGTCAAAGGCGGCGGCGGGCCTGATTCCGTTCAGCGGGCTTTCGGGAGGACGACGTGACGCTGGCGAATTTCACGCTGCCGCCACCTACGCAAGCGGTTGGGACGGGTAACCCGCCTGTTGACGTAAAAAACATACTGCTCGCGCTCATGGCGATGGGCGCGCCGCTGAACATCCTGAACACGGCATGGGCGGGCGGCGCGGACCTGTCCGGAGTAGCCGACGCGACCGCCGCTATCCAGGATGCCCTGAACGCGGCCAGCGCGGGGCAGACGGTGTACTTGCCGCCGGGTATCTGCAAGATCAGCGCGCCGCTGGTCA